AAGCCATAAACCACGTCATTATAGGACAGATAGATTCCTTCTTTGTGATTTGCATCATACACAATCGTTTTTTCGGTCGATGATCCACTGGGTATCAATCCTACTTTCTGAACAAGCAAATTCAGCTTTTCATCTGCGGTTGCGATGATACCACGGGAAACCAAATGTCCCGCCAGCAGATCACGCTGGTGATTGATTTCTGCGATATACTGTGCAATTGTTGCCATTACTCCGTCACCTCCACAATATCAGC